AATGGCTACTATTTCAATGAGCACAAACTCAGCCTCTACTTCCAACAATGGCGGTACTGGCAATAAGCAGCTTCGTGGCAGCTTAGTTACTTTGCAGAACGATATAGATCTTGCAGATGCTATATTACAAAACGGTGGTACTGCACTAGCAGCCAATGATATCATTGAGGCTATTGCTGTTCCTGCAAACACTTTGATCCTACATGCAGGTTTTGAAGTTGTAACTGCAATGGCAGGTACTACTACAGACTCCTCGATTCACGTAGGTATCACAGGAACAGACGTAGACATTTTTGCTACGGCTTTTGATCTTGACGGTGCATCAGTAGGAGATCACACTCCTGCTATTACATCTTCAGGTGTATGTTCTAACCTACCATCGTTTACTGCAGCAGCAGACACTATTGACGTAGAGATTCATGCGTCAGGTGGAACCATCACTGGTGGTATCATACGTGTGTACGCTGTCTGTATAATGATGGATGACGTATCACAGTCAACATCTGCTAATGAAGTAGATCGTGATCTACTAGCATAATACTTTGGGGGCTGGGCAACTGGCCCCCTTATTACATATTAGGAAGTACTTATGGCAGAAACATTTCTTACACTGACAAACAAAACACTAGTTAGGATGAATGAGGTAGAACTTACTTCTTCTAACTTTGCAAGTCCAAGAGGCGTACAAACACAGTGTCAGAATGCTGTCAATGAATCCATAAGATATATTAATCAGAGAGAGTTTGCTTATCCTTTTAACCACGCATCAAACTCCTCTACACTTACTCCTGGTGTTTCTAAATACACTGTGCCAACAAGTACAAAGTATATAGACTACAACACAGCAAGAATAAAAAAAGATGAAGATTTAAGTTCAGCAGGTAATAGTCTGACTAAACTAAACTACAACGAATACATATCAAGAGACTACGCTGTACAAGAGGATGACGTTTCATCTACAACCGTCAATGCAACAGATGGTTTATCAGCAGCAGTCACTACAATAACAGTTGCATCTACCACAGGGTTTGATTCTACAGGCACTCTGTTTATAGGTGGAGAGCAAATAACTTACACAGGTATATCAGGTAATGATTTTACAGGATGTACTAGAGGTGCAAACAGCACAACAGCAGCAGCTATTGCAAACAGCACAACAGTTACACAGTTTTCAAAAGGCGGTATCCCTAGATTTATAGTACGTACTCCAGATAACAATTATATACTGTACCCTTTCCCTGATAAACAATATACACTAGTCTTTGATTACTTTACATTTCCCTCTGACTTATCTGCATCTACAGACACAACCACAATACCTGACAGGTTTGCAAGTGTTGTAGTAGATGGTGCAGTAGCCTACGTATATCAGTATCGTGGAGAGATACAACAATATCAAGTAAACTTTGAACGATTTCAACAAGGCATAAAAAATATGCAAACACTTGTAATAAACAAATACGACTACGTAAGATCTACATTAATGGGCGGTGCGACAACAACGTATAATCCTGTACTAAGAGTATCTTAAAATGCCAGATACATCAACACTACAACCAGCAGCTTTTAACTGTGAGGGTGGGCTAGTTTTAAACAGGTCCACCTTTCTTATGCAGCCAGGTGAAGCTTTAGTTTTAGAAAACTTTGAGCCTGACGTTGAGGGTGGTTACAGACGTATAAATGGTTTTCGTAAGTATGTTAATCAGGTAGTACCCCAAACTGCTAACTCAACTGAAAAAGTTTTAATGTCAGTTAGATTTGCAGATAGAGTGGTTGCAGCTAGAGGCGAAAGAATATACAGTGCAGGTTCTACAGAACTATCACAGAAAATATTATCTACAACTTCTATGTCGGGATCAGGTACACTAAACGTAGACTCCACTGCAGGTTTTGCATCTAGCGGCACATTATTAATAAACAGTGAAGAGTTTACTTACACAGGTATAACCAGCACAACCTTTACTGGTGTTACTAGATCTACATCAAGCACAACTGCAGCCAATCACGCAATAGACGATGCTGTGTCAGAGAACTGGACACAGAGAGATACAAGTAGAACCAGCGCAGACAAGTATGACTTTGAAAGATTTAACTTTGATGGTAACGAAAAACTAATATGTGTAGATGGTGCAAACGCCCCTGTAGTATTTAACTCATCAATGACAGCTACAGATATAAGCGAAAGCACTGTGGCAGGATCAAAATTTGTAGCTGCTTTTAGAAACCATATGTTCTACGCAGGTAAATCTACAACAGCATCAACTATAGTATTTAGTGAGCCATTTGATGAAGATGGTTTTAACTCAGGAGATGGCGCTGGTAGTATCAATGTAGACGATACTATAGTAGGACTAAAAGTTTTTCGTGATAACTTATTTATATTCTGCGAAAATAGAATATTTAAACTGACAGGTTCTGCACTAGCTAACTTTGCTGTAGAACCTGTAACTAGAAACATAGGTTGTGTAAACGGTAATACTATCCAAGAGTTTGCAGGTGATCTAATCTTTCTTGGACCAGATGGTTTACGAACTGTTGCTGGTACTGCTAGGATTGGTGACGTTGAACTAGGTACTATATCTAAGAACGTACAATCTTTGTTTGACGAAAACATAACTGACTCTAGTATTTTTGAAAGTGTAGTTATACCAGACAAGACACAGTACAGAATATTCTTTACAAAGGATACTGTTTCAGCAAAAAGAACTAAGGGTGTCATCTGCGTTATGAAAGGTGATGGCTTTGAGTTCTCTGAGTCACTAGGCATTAAACCGTCATGTTCAGATACCCATGTAGAAGCAGGAGATGTAATAGTTATACACGGTGGTTTTGATGGATTTGTACATAGGCAAGAAAAAGGTAATAGCTTTGATGGTACAGCTATACTAGGCAGATACAGAAGTCCAGATTTAAACTTTGGAGATGTAGGTGTAAGAAAAACAATGCACAGAGTTATTCTTAACTACAAGCCTGAAGCTAACATCAGCGCAGATTTACTTTTAAGATACGACAACGATAGTGTGGGTGCATCAAGACCTGCAGCTTACAGTTTAACAACCGCCACAGTGGGAGCGCAGTATGGTACTGCTGTTTATAGTACCGCCTCTTCTACTACACAATTTGTTTATGGCGGTGGTTCACAGCCTCTAGTAAGACAACCTGTAGAGGGTTCAGGTTTTACTGTTGCGCTAAAGGTAGATGATAGTGGTGAATCTCCACCATATTCACTAAAGGGATTTCAATTAGAATATCAAGTAGGAGCTAGACGCTAATGGGTGCTAATTACACAAGACAGTCAACTTATACAGAGGGTGACATAATCCAAGCATCAGACACGAATGACGAGTTTGATCAGCTTCTTGCTGCATTTGCTGCTAGTACAGGACACACACACGATGGTACAACAGGAGAAGGTGGCCCTATTAGTACACTAGCAGGGCATGGAATAACCTTTGGTGCTGGCACTGCTGGTACAGACATTACAATTACCTTTGATGGCGAGACTAATGACGGTGTACTAAAATGGATGGAAGACGAGGATTACTTTGAGTTTTCTGATGATATACTTATTGCTTCGACAGAAAAGATACAGTTTCGTGATACTGCTATTTCTATTAACTCTAGTACTGATGGTCAGCTTGATATTGTTGCTGATACTTTGGTTCAAGTTGCCAGTGCTGCATTTACTGTGGACGCAAGTGGAGACATAACTTTAGATGCAGGTGGAGCAGACGTTGTACTAAAAGATGATGGAACTACGTTTGGTAGTTTGACTAACAGCAGTGGTGAGCTTGTAATAAAGTCTGGATCAACACCAACAGCAGCATTGACATTTAGTGGTGCTAATATTACTGCAGAGGGTAACTTAACTGTAGATGGTAACTTAGATGTAACAGGCACATTTGATCTTAGTGACTCTAACTTTACCAACGCAGGTAACATACAACTAGACAGTATCTCTGGAGATGCAGATACTAACACGAGCATTACGTTTAGCGGATCTGATGTAATTACAGTTGCGACAGGTGGCACTACATCTTTCACTGTAGATGCAAGTCAAAACATTTTGATGAACGCTGCACAGAAAGTACAGTTTAGAGATACTGCACTTACTATCCACTCCAGCGCAGACGGTCAACTAGATATCAATGCTGATACTGAGCTTGAGATAACAGCACCTACTGTTGACATTAATGCTAGTAGCGGAGTAGACATCAGTGCTAACTTAACTGTTGGCGGTACTACCACACTTGGAGCTACATCTTTTGGAGATGCTAATATTACAAACGTAGGTAGTATTGCTCTTGACACCATTACTAACGATGGAACTGATATTACTTTAGATTCAGGCGGTGACATTATACTAGACGCTGCAGGTAACGAAGTATTTTTTAAAGCCTCTGGTACAACAATACTTGAACTTAAAAACGATTCTACTGACGCAGTATTTACAGTAAGCACAGCAGACAAAAACTTTACTATTAAAGGCACAGATGGTTCTAGTGCTATTACTGCTCTTGATATTGATATGGCTCTTGCAGGTAAGGCTACATTTAACGGTGATGTAGTTGTGGGTGGTGATCTTACTATCACTGGTGATGATCTTGTAATGGGTACTAACACTTCAGGTGCTTTGCTTATTGCAGATGGCACAAACTTTAATCCTACTGTCGTGGGTGATTTATCTGAGATTAGTACGGTAGCTAACGATGACGTGTTTCTTGCTGTAGATACATCTGGTGGTGGTCTTAAAAAGATTACACGTAGTACCATAATATCAGGTCTTGCCGTATCTGGTTCATCCATAGCTAACGTAGTAGAAGATACTACACCACAGCTAGGTGGTTCTCTAGATGTTAACGGAGAGGACATTGTATCTGTATCAAACGGTAACATTACTATCACACCAAATGGTTCAGGTGTTGTTAGAATAGATGGCTCTAATGGTATTGATATGCAGTCAGGTGCTATCTCTATTAAGAACTCTGGATCACAGTCATATGTTAGATTTTACTGTGAGTCTAGCAACGCACACTATGCTCAACTACAAGCTCCTGCTCACTCAGCATTTAGTGGAAACATAACACTAACACTACCTGCCACTACAGATACGTTAGTAGGTAAGACCACTACAGATACACTAACAAACAAAACATTTGGTGACAATGTAAGCTTTGGTGATAACAACATCACTAACGTTGGTGACATTGCACTGGACTCTATTAGTGCTGACGCTACAGATATTAACGTGGCTGTCACTGATAACTCAGCCACTGCATTTACAATCAAACAAGGATCAGATGCTTATCTTATAATTGATACGGCTAACAGCAGTGAGTCTGTATCTATTGGTACAGGTATATCTGGTACAGCTATTACATTAGGTCACAGCACCTCAGAAGTTACAGTAGCAGACAATCTTACAGTTACAGGTGACTTGACTGTATCAGGTACAACTGTAACGGTAAACTCTACTACTGTAAATCTTAACGATCACAACATTGTTCTTGACAGTGGTAACAGTACATCTGCTGTAGTTAATGGTGCAGGTATTACGATAGAGGGCGGTAGTGGTGACGATGCTACGTTTACTTACAATACTACAGGTCCAAAGTTTGAGTTAAAGCTGGGTTCTAATCACGAGGACTTACAGGTTGATCAACTTATAGCAGCATCTTTAGATATATCTGGTAACGTAGATGTAGACGGTACACTTGAAGCAGATGCAATTACAGTAAACGGAACTGCTCTTAATACAGTTATAGCAGGTGTTACTGTCACAGACGCAACAAACTCTGCACACGTACTCGTTACAGATAATGAAAACACAAACGAAAATAACTTAATTACATTTGTAGAAAACGCCACATCTAGCACAGGTAATGTTGGCCTAGAAATGGATGGCGATTTAACCTACAACCCAAGCACAGGTAACTTAACAACAACAAAAGTTACAGCTAACGGTGGTGTAGTTGTTGACAACATAACTATTGATGGCACAGAGATTGATCTTAGCTCTGGAGACTTGACAGTTGATGTAGCTGGTGATATAATACTAGACGCAGGTGGTGGTGATGTAAAGTTTGCTGCTGCAGGTACAGAGATACTCAGTGTCACTAACTCATCTAGTGATGTAATTATTAAACCTATCGTGGATGCTAAAGATATAATCTTTCAACAACGAGATGGTACAGAGGTAGCTAGGATAGAGGACAATGGTACGTTTAACGTTGTCACAGATAAACTAGCAATAAACGGAACTGCTGTAACTGCCACTGCAGCAGAACTAAACTTGATAGATGGTGGTACTTCTGTTGGTAGTTCAATAACACTAGCAGACGCTGATGGTTTTATAGTTAACGATAATGGAACAATGAAAACTATTCCAGCATCAGATGTAAAAACGTATGCTAGCGGTAGCTCTGCTACTAAAGGATTTGCTATTGCTATGGCAATAGTATTTGGATAAAAAGGAAAAGGTAAATGGCAACTCCAAATATAATTAATGTAGCAACTATTACACCAAAGGTGGCAGTTGGTGCAGTGACAACAAGTAGAGCAGACATCGTTGATGTACCTGCAGAAAACTGTGCAAAGATAAACACACTAATGATATCAAACATAGATGGTACAAATGCTGCTGACATTACTGTTGAGGTAAGTGTAGATAACGGATCAAACTATGTTAAGATAGCTAACACAATATCTGTACCTGCTGATGCAACACTGGTTGTTGTAGGTAAAGACAATGGATTTTATTTAGACGAAACAGATCTACTTGCTGTTACAGCTTCTGCTAACAGTGATCTAACATACTTGGTTAGTTACGAACTTCTAGTAGACTAAAGGTAATTATTAATGGCTAATAAGAACGGTGGCTTTATTGGTACTGATGGATTAGATGCTCCTGATCCACCTACAGGTGTTACACCTACTGCAGGTGATCAATCACTTAGCATAGCTTTTACTGCCCCTACTGATACAGGTACATCTGCTATCACAGGGTTTGTTGCACAGGTTAGTACAGATGGTACAGCCTACAGCGCAGGTTCTAACACAGGTACATCTTCTCCTATTGTTGTAAGTAGTTTATCTAACGGTACGTCTTATACAGCTAAAGTGTGGGCTATTAATGCTTACGGTACATCTGCTCCTAGTGATGCTAGTTCTGGGGTTAGCCCTGATACTCTCGCTCAAGGGTTTATTTTTGGGGGTAATGATGGCGATCAGAATGAGCATATTGATAGATTTGATTTAACCACTGCAGGTAACGCTACTGACTTTGGGGATCTTAATCGTGGATTAACACAATGTGGGGCGTTAGGTGGAGCTACTAGATGTTTAATTGCAGGTGGCTATAGTGGGGGTAGCACCATAAATACTATCTCCTATATCACTGTGGGATCAACAGGCAGTGATTCTGATTTTGGAGATCTTACTGTCGCTAGAAGAGGCGGTCCACAATCTTTTAACAATACCACTAGAGGAGTTTTTTGTTGTGGCAGAAACGCTTCAGGTGGTAATGATAATGTAATAGATTATGTTACTATAGCAAGTACAGGTAACGCTACTGACTTTGGTGATGCACTTCTTACTAGGGGTTTTATGCAAAATGGTGGTCACAGCAATGGAACGAGAGGGATATTTGGCCTAGGTGAAGGTGGATCAGATCAATATGAATATGTTACTATAGCAAGCACTGGTAATGCTACAGATTTTGGTGATGCATTAAGAGCCAAGGATGACTGTACCATGATGTCAAATACTGTAAGAGGCATTACTGCAGGTGGCGTTTCAAGTAGTGTTTTAAATGAAATAGAGTATATAACAATAGCAAGTACAGGTAATGCCACAGACTTTGGTAATTTAACTTCAAACTCACAAGACGTTGCTTCAGCAGCATCTGCTACTAGAGGGATTATTTCTAATATTGATGATGCTAATGTTGTTGATCAGATACAAATACCAACTACAGGTAACGCTACAGATTTTGGTGATATGACATCAAAGAAAGAACAAACAGCAGCAGCTTCCAATAAAAATGGAGGGCTAGGTTAATGTCTAACAGACAAGGCGTGTGGTCACTTGCAGCACAATATCAAGCCATAGCAGATCAAGATTGGACTATGGCTCCAGGTGCTCCTACAGGTGTAAGTGCCACAGGAGGAAATACAAATGCATCAGTAGCATTTACTGCTCCTAGCTTTGCAGGTATACCAGGAACTATTACAGGATTTAAAGTAACCTCTAGTGAGGGAGAGACAGCCACTGGTTCATCGTCACCTATAACAGTTACTGGTCTTACAAATGGAACAGCATATACTTTTACTGTACAAGCACAAAATGCTGTAGGCTTGGGTAAAGCTAGTTCTGCAAGTAGTTCAATATCACCTGCTCTTGGTAGAGGTATTTTTGCAGGGGGTCGATCTCCTAGTTACTCAAATATAATTGAGTATGTAAGTATTGCAAGCACTGGTAACGCTACTGACTTTGGTGATCTTACTGTAGCAAGGCAACTTGCCCATCAGTTAATATCTTCAAACACAAGAGGTGCTTTTGCAGGGGGTCTTTCAAGTAGTGTAACTTATCAAGATACAATAGATTATATAACTGTAGCCTCCACTGGTAATGCCTCAGATTTTGGTAATTTAACTACAGGTAGATACAATTGTGCAGGTTGTTCTAATAATACACGAGGTGTAATATTTAATGGCGATCAGTCTGGTGGCACAGATAATACGATGGATTATATTACAATTGCAAGCACTGGTAACGCTACTGACTTTGGAGATACCACTACTACTGCAATAAGCGGCGGTGGCTGTGCATCTCCTACAAGAGGTCTGCGAGTTGGAGGAAACGAAAGTAATGTTATAGACTATATAACTATAGCTTCTGTGGGTAACGCCACAGATTTTGGTGATCTTACACAGGGAGGGTATGGTGTTGCAGGAGCAGGTTCAAATAGTAGGGCTGTATTTGCAGGAAGATATCAGGATCAGGGGTTTAACATCATTGATTACGTAACAATTGCAAGCACTGGTAATGCTACAGATTTTGGTGACTTAAATGAAGGTGTGCAAGGCGCAATGGGTACAAGCAATAGTACAAGGGCAGTTTATGCTGGGGGAGATGCTGGTTCAAACAGAGCAAGAATAGATTATATAGCAATAGCCACTACAGGTAACTCTCAAGACTTTGGTGATTTAAATACAGCTAGAAGAAATGGAGCTGCTGCAGGAGATAGTCATGGAGGGATTGCATAATGGCAATCAAAGACTTCACAGCTAACGTTATATCTGCTAGTAAAGTAGTGCCTGATGGTAACTTTAAAGATAGCAAAGCGTCAGGTATATGGGATATCAATGAAGCACTAGATCTTATCAAAGGTGGTAACTGGCCTAACGCAGCTAACCTTAACCCTGCTGCTTTTGTTGATGGTTTGTTTCAGACTCATTTGTATAATGGAAATGAAGGTACACAAACAATAACAAACAATGTTGATTTAACAAAAGGTGGTTTAGTTTGGCTTAAACGTAGAGATTCTACTCAAGATCATGGTCTTTTTGACACTGAACGAGGGGTAGGAAAATATTTACAATCAAATGGAACAGATGCCGAATCTAGTCAAAGCACATCTCTAACTAGTTTTAACTCTGATGGTTTTACACTTGGAAGTTTTAATCTATTTAACGATGAGTCTACTAGAGAGTATGTTAGTTGGACCTGGAGGAAGCAGCCTAAATTTTTTGACATCCAAACATGGACAGGCACAGGAAGCGCAAGAACTATAAGTCATAATCTTGGATCAGTTCCAGGCATGATTATAGTAAAAGCAGTGTCGGGTAGTGCTTTAAATGGAGTTTCTAATTGGACTATTTATCATAGGGGTCTTGACGCTAGTAATCCTGAACAATATAGATTGTATTTAGACACTACTGCAGCAAGGGTAGATCAGACAAATCCTTGGAATGACACTGCGCCAACTTCTAGTGTATTTACTATTGGAACAGATAGTTATTTAAATGCAAATGGAGATTCGTACATTGCCTACATATTTGCACACAATGATGATGACGGTGGCTTTGGTGAACCTGGAGATCAAGACATTATTAAATGTGGAAGGTATACTGGTAATAACTCAACTACAGGGCCAGTTATTGACTTAGGATTTGAACCTCAATGGATATTTATAAAACACATTGATGCAGGTGCAGGAGGCGGTGAGTCTAGTTTTATATTTGATAACATGAGGGGAGTGGTTACTGGTGGAAATGATAACTCTCTATCACCTAATGCAAGTAATGATGAACAGACAAGTGCTGATTCTTTAGAGTTTAACTCAAGTGGTTTTCAACTTAAACGTGCTAATAGCTCTGTTAACGGTGATGGTAATAATTACATCTACATGGCAATAAGACGTGGTGGTATGCAAACCCCAACTGCAGCGTCTAGTGTGTTTAGTATACACAATGAAGACAATGAACCTAATAGCTCTGAACTAAACTTAGGTAATACACATGTTATTGATATGGTTTTATCAGCTAATAGATATGATGCAGGTACTACCTATCGTTATTTAACAGATCGTTTACGTGGGGATGATGCGCTATTGCTTACAAGTGGTAATAATGCAGAATCAACAGGTTCAAACTATATTGAGTTTGACAGAAATACAGGCAATGCTATTCCTGCAGGAGGTTTTGGTAATAATAGTGGTGGCACAAGTGCTGATAGTGTCTTTTGGATGTGGAAGAGAGCCAGAGGCTACTTTGACGTGGTTACAACGAAATCTACAAATGGTAATGTAAATCACAACCTTGGCGTTGCTCCTGAGATGGTCTGGTATAAACGAAGAGACTCAGCAGATGACTGGTTTGTTTGTACTGCTACAGATGGGTTTCTTAAATTAAATGAAACTTCTCGAAATGCCGGATATGGGAATGGAAGTTATTTAACAAATGCATATGGAGCACAAGTAACCACAACAACTGTACATACAGGTTATAATTTTATTGGGGCTACTACAGCTGATATGATCATTTACCTTTTTGCTACTTGTTCAGGTGTATCGAAGGTGGGAAGCTATACTGGAACAGGCTCTAGTCAAAATATAGATTGTGGTTTTACAGCAGGAAGTAGTTTTGTTCTTGTCAAACGATATGACGGAGTAGACAGTTGGTATGTTGCAGATAGCGTTAGAGGAATAAGCTCTGGTCAAACTGATAAAATAATAAAATTAAATAACACTGACGCACAGTTTACAGAGTCAGATAACAGCGCAGACTATATTGCCCCACACGCATCTGGATTTAATGTACCTGCAAATAGTCCTTTTAATGGTAACGGTGATGGCTTTATCTTCTACGCAATAGCAGCAATATCATAACACAAAAGGATTAAAATGTTAAAAGACTTATCAAAAACTTATAACGAGGATCAGACACAACTGGTCACACAAGACATAGATATTCATCTACCAATGTCAAAGCCTGAATACAAATCTATGTTGGCTAATATCAAAGATCATGCTCCTGCTATACGACAGGCATCAAGCAACTTCTATAAGTCTCACTCACAGATGATGAGTGTAACACTAGACGTTACAGCTATCACACCTATACGTTCTATCAAGCACAGTCTAGCTGAGATAGAGAAGACTAAGGCTGCACTACAAGAGTCCTACTTCAAGATGAAGAAGGATGAAGTAAAACTAAAGAAGCTAGAACGTAAGCTACTAGATGAGACTGACGATTTAGAACGTGAGATGTTAGAGATTAAGATAAACGAAAAGCAAGCACAGGCTGCAAGCTCTCGTGGTTATGTTGAGGCTGCAGTACGTAAGCTAAACTTCTTTACGAACCAGTACGACAACCTGATGGAGAAGATAGGTAAAGAGGAACTAACAGAAGAAGACTATGAGTTAGAAGAAATCAAGTATCACATTATGACCTGCATGAAGCAAGCACTCAACAGTGCAAGACCACGTAACGGTGTCATTGATGAAGGTAACATGATTTATTTGTTTGACTTAGGTATCAATGCAGCACAGGCACAAGCTGAAGTGTTTGGTTATCTTAACTGGGAAAACGAACTAGTAAAAGATGGTAAAGCGCCAGAGCACCACCACACAGTGCAGTGGCTAGAAGCTTGTGCAGACAAGTGGGCGCACTGTCCAGGTGACTTTGCTAACAGTCGTGGATTTAACATACTAGATAGAACATCTTTGACAAACACACCACAGCTAGAGGATAAGACAGATGGCTGACATTACACCAGAGCAACTAGAAGATATGCTAGATCGTGCCGCTAAGAAAGGTGCGAGTGAAGCTCTGCGTGAACTTGGTCTACAAGATGAAGATGCAGCTAACGACATCAGAGATATGCGTGGTTTGTTAGAGGCGTGGAGATACACTAAGAAAAGCATATGGGCTACAACAGTAAAGATGGGAACCGTAGCCGTACTAACATTCTTAGCTACAGCAGTTTGGATGACGTTTAAATAATACGTACCAAGGGTAGGGAGAGGACTCGTGGACCCAGTTACCATTATTGGTGGTGCGACTGTTGCGTTTAATGCGCTAAAGAAAGGCTTTCAAGTAGGCAAGGATCTACAAGATATGTCAGGACAGTTGACCCAATGGGCAGGTTGCATGAGTGATCTGTCCTACGCTGAACAGAAAAACAAGAACCCTCCTTGGTGGAAAGCACTTAATGGTGGATCTGTTGAAGCTGAAGCTCTAGAGATATTTACGGCTAAGAAGAAAGCAGAGTCTATGAGAAAAGAGCTAAAGGATTGGATTAGTTTCAGCATGGGGCCATCAGCTTGGGATGAGCTTGTAGCTACTGAGGGCAAGATACGAAAACAAAAGAAAGATCAAGAGTATCGTAAAGCAGAGATACAAGAAGCAATAGTTACTTGGACGCTTTCAATACTAATAATACTAACTGGGGCAGCAATGCTAGGTTTCATAATATACATGGTGACATAAATGGCTAAGTTTAAAGGTTTTACAAATCAACAAACACATCAACTGCTAAGTGAGCTTGGCTATGATGGTCCTGCAGATACAGAGATGATGGATGCTTTTGTAGCAGCTACACCATCTGCTGCATCTATGCTAGGCCGTTATAACGAGATGGCTAGAGATCGTATTGAAGGTAGACCAATGTCTATGGGTTTTCAAGAAGGTGGTGAAATACCTGATTGGGTAGACCCTAACTACAGCTACGATCCTGCTAACCCACGCAAGCCAAACATGCGTGAGCTGATGACAGCTTTAAATAATGGCGCGATGCCAAATACTAGCGATCCAAACTATAATAATATAGTAAGACAATCTAGTAACATACTTCACGGTGTTGTCGGAGCAAATGAAGATACTCGTGATTTTAATCAAATTATGGCTTCTGATGATATTGCTGCTGCTGCTGGGCAAGCCACTGCTGCTATGTACTCTAACCCTCAATCAACTTCTCAAACAATACAAAGATCCACTACAGATCCAGAAAAAGCAGGGACATCACACACGACAGAGTACCTTCGTGTAGCAGGTAATTTTGATGGACCTAGCATAGTTGAAACTCCAAATGGTTTTGCTATTGTTGCAGCAAACGGTCTTGTATTAAGAGGTGGGTTTTCTACAAAAGAACAAGCAGAAAAACAAGGTGTTAGCTTTGGTATTGATGCTGATGCAACTGCAGGTACTACAGGTACGACTACAGGTACAACAACTACAGGTACAACAACTACAGGTACAGGTACGACTACAGGTACAACAACTACAGGTACAGGTACAACTACAGGTACAGGTACAACTACAGGTACAGGTACTACAGGTACA